ACAAGCCCCTTGCGGATGTACTCTACATCCTCAGGCGCGCAGCCCATAATCTGGGCGTAGGCTTCGGCCTTCTCGCGGTTGATATCGGCCATCTTGAGCCGTTGGGTGATAATGTCCATTATTATTCTACCTCGTCAGGAAATATGTGTGCTATCGTACAGCGGCAGTTAATAATCTCTGCCAGGTCATCGGTGTTCGGGTCGCCCGGGAACTGCAGCCCGTTAGAGAACTCCTCGTCCAGCCCCACGGCCTCGCCGTCCATCGCCGCGTGCGTGTCACGGGTGCGCTCGTCCAGGGTGGCGATCCACTCCTTTTTAACGCCCACGATCCCGCTCTGCTTGATCGCCTCAAGCGCCCCGTAATTGGTGGCGCTTATAGTCTCGGTACGGGCGATGCGCTCATTGCGGAAGCCCTCGGCGTAGCCAAAGATGCGCTGGACTTCCTTCTTGATCTCTTGTATAGAGGAGCCAGCATCCAAAGCAGACCGAAGCGCAGCCCGCAACTCCTTTTCCGTGGTCTGGTTGACCTCATAGGCGAACTTGAATACCTTGTCCTTGATCCACTTGACCGCGCGCGGGTTCTCTACGCTGAACGATACACCCACGCCGGGCAGCTCCTCCATCATACGGAAACCGTTGACAAAAACGGCCATCTTGATCAGCTCGCGGCCCACGTCGCGGAAACGCTTCTCCCACGTCTTGCGGCCGAACATCCAGACCTCAATCTGGCTGTCGGCGTCAAATATGGGGTCGTCAATCTTTGAAAGAACTTCCTGCTTCTGCTCGGCGAACAGCTTGCCGACGCGCTGCTTGAACTGGTCCTCGACCGGCTCGGTGGCCTTTATGAACGCATGCCACTTATCGGCCCGCCGTGACGAAAAGTCTTTTTTTTTACGCTCTTGGCCGGTTCGTCTTCATCTTCGTCCTCGCGGCCACCCTCGGCCATCGCATCGGCCATCATCTGCGCCTGTTCATCTGAGCGCGCCGCGGCCCGTTCTGTCGGCGGCTCGTCGCCCCACGGCACCGGCTTCAGCCCCTCGCGCTCGCGCAGCTCGTTAATGGTCATGTAGCCAGTCTGGATGTTGGTCTGGCGCTCTTTGAGGGCAAACTCCTTGTTCTCGGGCACACAGTCATCGAACGCTACAAACAGCGACGGGTCGTAGGCGGCCAGGAGCTGCTCGTTGATCTTCTGCTCGACCATGCGGTGCCGGGGCGCGATGGTGTGCGCCATCCACAGATAGAGCGCGGTCTCAGAGTTGGCGCGGGTTGTGTTCTTGTCGTAGAGCGCAAGCGTCTGGCCGAATGCGTCAACGATCTCCTCTTGTGCCCACTTGCGGCCGTTCAAAAAGTCCAGCTCTTTGGGTGCCAGGCTGTACTCTTTGTAGTGCAGCCCGGACTCCAGTACGGGGATCTTGCCTGCGTTCTTGGCCCCGCGGAAGTTCTGGTTGACCTGCTCTTTTAGCCGCGTGAATGCGCCCTCGGTCAGTGCCGAGTCGGTCTCGAATGCGCCAGCCAGCCGCCCGTCATTGCTGAATACGGCGTTCTGGTAGGTGTCCATATTGGCCTGTATATTGTAGGCTTGCCGGACGGCCTGCAGCGGCGACATGCCGTAATAGAGGTTGTTCGGGTTGGGGAGTTTAAAGTGGATGATCTCTTGCGGCTCAAAGAATACGTCAACCGTGCCGCGCTTCCACTTGTAGCCGCCGATGTAATTTTTAGCGTCCGGGATGATGCTCATGTACTGCGAGGGCAGCGACCATATCTCAGCCGGGAGGCCGAGGTTGTCGCGGACAATATACCAGTAGGAATTGCCGGTCAACTCCTGGAACAGATCGGTGTCAAAGAGCAGTTGCCAACTATTGGTGAATGCGTTGACGTTCTTCAACAGTTCAAGAAACGGATGCTCCTGCACCTCCTCTATCTCGGCGGCCTTGGCTATCCACGGGGCCAGCCCTGCGCTGCGCTGAATGTGCGCCTTGACGCGCGGGGTGATGCCCTTGGTCGGCACCAGGAGCTTTTGCCCGGCGCTGCGCTTGGCCACATAAAGCCGAAGCGGGACATTGGCGAACGCAGTGGCGTTCTTGTTGGCGGCTATGTACACCCATGAGGTGTTGGCCTTAACCTGTGTGCCCATGTCGTCGGGCTTGACGTACTCGGTGCCCTGTTCCCACGGCAGCAGCATGAAGCCGCTTCGCTTGTCTCTTACTTCTGGCTTGCGTGCCTTGAACCAGTCAAATATGCTCATTAGTGTTCCCGCAATAAAAAAGGCCGCCGTCCCTGTTGCGGTCAGGGGCAGCGGCCTTCTTGGAGGCTCGGTTTTTTCGGGGCGCTCGGGGCGCTCGCGGGGACTATATCAGAACGATGTTTTTGTATTTACACTTGGTACAGACAATCTCAATCTGGCGGCCGGTATAGTGCGCCTGGTACTTCAGCAGCAGCTTATGGCACCGCTTGCAGCGCAGCTCGGCCAGCTCACTCGCTGGTTTAATATGCAAATCCCGTGCCGTTATGGTCTCTGCGTTCATATAATACCGACAATCAATTTAGTTTTTCTGGAGGCGACGGCTTTTCGATATGAATCCATGCAACAACCTCGTCATAAAAGTCCTCCCATATATCACCGTTTTTCCATCCTCCGCACGCCTTTTCAACATGAAAAGCTATGGCTATCCTGTTTCCATCAGTTACCCAATAAGCATCGCCTTCGATTAGCGACTCCTTGTCCGTACTCCACGTTGCTTCCATGCCATCCTCCTGGCTATATAAACCTGATCTGCGGCTCATAATTATTCCCCAGCATCACCATGCACCCGGAGAGCGCATCCACCTGATCGTCGTGGTCGGTCTCCGGGAATGCACACAACTCATCAATCAGCGCGGATGTCCACTCGGCGCGCACCACGTACACCTTGCCCTGCTCGGCACGGGCAAGCATCGGCTGCGCGCGCGTCACCTTGTCCTTCTCTGGCGTAAACGGGTAAATCGCAATGCCGGCCAGTGACGGCTCGGCCATCAGCAGGTCATAGAATCCGCGCTGCGTTCCGGCAGTCTCTACACCCTGCGTGACCGCACCGCCGTCGTTCTGTGCAACCACCTTGAACGTGCGCAACAGCTCCGGCCACTCCATGCGGCGCCGCACCATGTCAAGGATATAGATATTGCCGTCCTGATCAGCGCCAGCCTTGCCGCCGGCGGTATAGTCAGCCATCGTCTTTGTTGAAGCGGCCAGATCCCAGAAGCGCACTACGTTGTCCAGCTGCGGCACCTCCTCGCGGTCGATCAGCCGGAAGTATTCGCGCCGGAACATCGCCCCGGCCAGCTGCACAAACTCAGCGCCGAACTCCTGCCGGAATACCAGTTCCGGCATGGTGCGGCGGGCGGCCTCGATCTCGTCTCTGCTGAGGTATGGGTTACGCCACGACGGAACCAGCCAGCTGTGCCAATCGGCCTCGGTATCGGCCAGCCGGTACAGCTCGTAAAAGTCGTTATAGCCTTTGGGTGTACTGATAAACATTGCCCCACCCTGCCGGTCGGCCAGCGCCGGCCTGATCTCTTGCGTCCAGATATCCATCAGCCCGCGGGTGTGTGCGGCTTCGTCAAATACTACATAATCCAGGCCCTCGCCGCGGATGCCGCCGTCTGAATCAGCACTTCTGATCTGTGCCCAGCCGCGGCCTATCTGCACCATCTTGTCGGCCCGGTTTACCTTGGCAGTACCGATCTGTTGAGCCATGCGCACCATTGCGCGCCAGCCCACCTCGGCGATGAGGTATGACGGCGCAATCCACATGCCTTGTTTACTCTTGACGGCGTACTCGGTCAATTTGCGGGCGGCCAGCATGGTCTTGCCGAATCGACGGCCGGCACTGACTACCTTAAAGCGTGCCGGGTGCCGGTATATCTCCTTCTGCGCCGGGTGCATCTTCGGCGGCTTGATCGTCACTATCGGCATCTTCGTCCCACTTTAGGATAATCTCAGTAGCGCCGCTGTGCTCTACCTGCTGCTTCTCCACGTAGCCGCGCTTGGAACCGAGGTAGCGCAGCGCGTGAACCGTCGCCCATTGCTCGCCAGCCGCCAGCGCTCGCCGGAGGTTGCGCTCGGCGAGGTCGATGCTGTACTCCCGTTCGCTGGCAATGGCGGCGCGTACCTTGTCGCTTTTTTCGATGCGGCGGTAAATAGTGGAAGCGTTGCATCCAAGCTCGCGGGCGGCTATCTCCACCAGCCCGCCGGAATCACGCAGAGCGGCTACAATCTCTTTGTCGGTATAGCGTTTAAGCCTTGCATTTTTTGCGTCGTTACTCATTACAGCCTGCCACTTTCCTGCAATTCCCGCTGCCGCTTCTTCAATGACTCTTTGCTGTTGATGCCGTACCGCGTGCGGAACCACCGCGCCAGATCCTCCCACAATACCACCTTGCCATCGGCATCCGGCGTGCGTGCGGCGATGAGTGCTGCGTCCATCTCCGGCGTCCATATCTTTGTCCGGCTCTCATAGCCGGTCTTGCGCAGGGCGTCGAGTTCGGCGAACAGCTCGCTTGTGGTAATGGCCTTAGGCTCGCTCATATCTGTACCGTCCCGCTGCGGTCTATGTCCCATACCTTGTGATCCTCTTTCAGCCGCCCGCCCTCGTTGTAGATGATGATGCCGCCGATCTGTGGCAGGCTCGACCGGCCGCCCGGCATGCGCCAGACAAACGGCGTCTGTAACTGCCAGCCTGGGGTCACTACACTGATGCCCGAACCCGCGCGGGTGGGCACCTCTAATTTAATATGCCGGTGCCGGTGGCTGCGCACGACCACGTCCGGCGCACGGCGTCCCCAGCGTCCGGCCTCGGCGTAGGCTTCGCCGAGTTCAGCCATGACCGCGCTTGATTCGTAGTGCGTGCGGCCGGTGGTGCCGATGTGATGCGTGATATGCACTAAGCCTGGACCGACCTCGGCCCACAAGTCCCAGCGGGCATAGTTGCCGGCCTCGTCCGGGATGGCGCCCAACTGTTCGGCCAGCGCTTCCTCGTTCTGTCCGCTCTTGCCGACATGCGCCTCGGTACCGCGCACCATGTAGAGCTGACCGCGTGCGTACTCGTAGACCGGGCGCAAGACCTCTACGGCGATGCGCTGCTGATCGGTGAGGTTGTGCGATATCTGCGTGACGCTGTTATGATGCACGCCGTCCATGCTGTCGCCGTTGATCACCACGGCAAACGGCTCGCCGTGCGTGACCTCGGGCACCCACTGGCCCCAGAAGTATTGCCACATCTCAAAGAGCCGCAGCTGCAACGGCGATGCGTAGTATTTGCCGCCGCCGTCAAGTGAGACCTCCGGCGGGCACAAGCCCAGCCTGCAGCCGCAATGCAGATCAGATACCACAATTATATTGTTCAAGCGTCCGTTCCATTCCGTTGTTCATCCGGCCTATATGTAGGTGTGCTTGCAAATTTTACGCCAATATATACGATTTTTACGATATGCCCGCGCCAATTAGAGCGGATAGCCGCCATTAATTACAGCCTTGTAATTCGCTCTCCCCTTTGCGGGTGCGCCAGTGCTGCAGCTGCGGGCGGCCGAGACAGTGGTTCAACTTGCGCGGGGTGATGCCCAGCAGCCGGGCGGCGATGGTCTGTTGCCCCCCGGCCCGCTGCATGGCCTCGTCGATCTCGCGGATCATTACCTGCGTCAAGTGCCCGCCCTCGCCTACCTGCGCGGTGCCGAGCGGTGCGCCGATCTTGCGCAGGCTGATGCGCCGGTAGAGCGCGCGCTCGGCTACCATCTCCAGCGCCTCCTGCCGACTGCCGGCGCGCACAATGCAGAGGCAGTCCACATCCGGAGAACCGGCCAGCGTGGTCAGTGTCGGCAATAGCCCGTGATGCTCGTCCCATACGGCTGCGGTAAACTCTATTACGTCCGGGCGCTTCCTGTCCTTGCCGTGCTCGCAGACCGTCAGTAGAAAGCCAATCCAGACCATACTTATTTCTCTCCATTCATCCATCTGGCCACTGCGTCGATCTTGTCGGCCTGCATGGTCAGCGCCTGCCGCAGCGACGACAGCCCGCCGATATCGGCCACCTCGTGAATCAGCTCGCGCAGGTCAAAATCAACGCGCAGCAGTGTAGCCAGCGCGTTGGCGCGGCCGTCTTGATCTGTTTTCTTTTTCATCTGCGCTCGACCTCCTCGCCGTTTACTACCTCGCGCCATTCGCACAACAGCGCATGCGCGGTGATCTCGTTGATGCCCCAGTGCGGGTCGAGCGCCCGGCTGTGATTGACCGCGCGCAGCAGGCAGGCCATCACCAGACGGCGCGGCAGTGCCTGGGCCAGCCAGGCGTAAAAGTCATTGGTCGTCATCGTCGTCCCTGTATATTACGAATACATATAATGCGCTCGTAGCCGAACAAAACACAAGCTGCTCATAAAATGGTTTTTCGGTAACGTCAAGTACAATTCCGATAACGCCCCAAATCGCGATCCATACCCAAAAGCGCCAATTAGTCAACATCTTCGCCTCCTCCTAATGCCTCGTTGATGTGCTTCTCGTCGTAGCCGAGGCCGCGCATCAGTGGGAGCACGAGATCCTCGATGAACTGGATGGCGGTCAAGTCCCATGTGTCCCGTTCAATGGTAACTGTGTCGCGTGTGCCGTCGTAGTACGTGACCTCGGCGGTTAGTTTGGTGCCCATGTCGCCCTCCTACCAGTGTATGCCGAGAATACGATCCAGCCACGGCCAGCCCGTGCGAATTTTGATGCGCATGTCCAGCCGCATCCATACCCACGGCATGCCGTACAGCACCTCCCACAAGTAGCGCCCCAGCGCCACGCCACAGGCGGCGGTGATCCATGTCGCGGTCGGGTCCCAGTCCATGCACGGCCGCCAGATGTAGCCCACGCCGACAAGCGCAGCGGTGCGGATGTACTGCGCCAGATGCCAAAAGTCGCGGTATGGGTGGCCGTAGTAGCCGTTCACCCCGGCGTCGCCAAAGTGCGTGCGCAGATCCTTAATGGCGTCCATTACCGCATGAGAGGCGGCGGCCGTGATGATCAGTGCGAACAGGCCGAGGTGCAAAAAATCTTGCATCATTCCACCACCACCCGCACGATGACCTTCGCCCCGTCCGGAATGTCACCAGCCGCGTCCACGGCCAACGGCGCATCGACGTGACCGGTGGGGAGCGCGGTGAAGCCACCGGACTCCTCGCGCCGGTTGGCATGCACGCCCTCCACAGCCAGAATCAACCCTTCACCGGGTGCGATGCAGTTGAATGACACACCTGCCAGCGTCAGCCCGTCGCCGGTCTTGGGTTCATCGTTCTGCTCTGCGGCGATATAGGCCAGATGGTCAGCCGGGAAACTGTTAACGGTGGTCACGTCGAAATCACCGCGATTGTAGTCAGTGAAAGACAAATTCGCCGGGTAGTGCAGGTCAAAGCCGATGCTATGCACGGCCAGCCCTTGAGTATCGGCCAACAGTTTGACGATGAGGACATCGCCCACACGTTTGCGGATGGTGGTAACCGGCCCGGTCAGGCCGAATAGCTGTTTGAGTGTGTTCATTTCAGTCTCCTATCGGTTTCCAAGTTTCGTGCGCAGCAGCTCCAAATCCACCACATCAATCTTCCGGCTCCCGTCCAGGTCAGCACCGGCCCGCCATCCGGCATACCACGGCAGCGCCCCGTATGATGCGCGGATCCATTCGCCATCGGTCACGGTGACCCGCCCGTCGCCGTCCACGTCGCCCACCAGTTGCGGCGCCGGCGAGAACACGGCCACCACCTTGTTGCTGTGTGCCGATTCGTTGCCCGCCGTATCTGTCGCAGTCAGAGTAAAGCCGATGCGCTCGTATTGCCAGCGCACGGCAAGATCCAGCGTCGCGGTGCCCGCCGGATGCGGTACGGTCAGCGCAGCGGTGGCGGTATCGCCGCGCCAGGTGTAGACCGTGTAATGGGCCATGTCCGGCTCATCGTTGGGCGTCCACGTCAGCATAGCGGCGCTGCCGGTGCGGTCGAACAGGACCAGCTCTTGCGATAGGGCGATATGCACCAGCAGCATAAGCGCAATGGCAATGCCGATGCAGGTAAGCACCAGCTTTTCTTTCACGGTCATTACATCCATCCTTTCCTCCTCAGCCGTTGTTCAACAGTCTCCGGCGGTGTGTAGCCAATTTCAGCCTGCACGCCCACCGATAGCTCACCGTCGCGCTCTGCACCCTCCTCGGTGTAGGCCGGCTCGACGTTGCGCCAGCCGTGCCCGGTCGGGTCAGCGAAGCGCCGCTCCAGCCGGTCAAGCTCGGCCTCGGCCCAGTCC